CTCTATAATGAGAATACCTTATGAATTATTGCCAGAAGGCTTTATGGATGCGTCACAGGTCGCTAGATCGAAAGCGACTGTCCATGCTGGTATTTATCAAATGGAATTTGGCGCAGTCTTTACGCGCGACTCAGAGGGCTTTTTTAAGAGATCCTTGATAGAGTCATGTGTAGTGGACGACAAAGAACCCTCAAAAGATTCTAAGGGTAATGATATTGTCTTTGAAGCAAAGCTTATGGGAGACCCAAATAAGAAATATGTGTTTGGTGTTGACCCTGCGTCTGAGGTTGATAACTTTAGTATAATTGTACTAGAGCTAAATGAAGATCATAGACGTATAGTACACTGCTGGACTACCAATAGGTCTGAACACAAAGAAAAAGTAAAAAGAGGATATTCTACAGAGACTGACTTTTACTCTTATTGTGCTAGGAAAATACGAGATCTTATGAAACTTTTCCCTTGCGTCCATATTGCTATGGATGCTCAGGGCGGTGGTATTGCGGTTATGGAATCTTTACACGACAAAGACAAGATACAGGATGGAGAAGTGGAAATCTGGCCTGTAATCGACGAGGACAAGCCTAAAGACACAGATGACCAACGTGGATTACACATATTAGAAATGTGTCAGTTTGCTAAGTACGACTGGTTAGCAGAAGCAAATCACGGACTAAGAAAAGATCTAGAGGATAAAGTTATTCTATTCCCTAGATTTGACTCAGTTACAGTTGGTATATCAAACATAGAAGATGGCATGAAAGGCCGTATGTATGATACTCTGGAAGAATGTGTAATGGATATTGAAGAATTAAAAGATGAGCTATCAATGATACAGATGACTCAAACGGCAAGTGGTAGAGACAGGTGGGATACTCCAGAAGTCGTCGTCGCCGCAGGAAAGAAAAGCAAAATGAGAAAAGATAGATACTCCTCCTTGATTATGGCGAACATGGCGGCGAGGAGAATAGCTAGAACACCAACACCTGAGCAATATCAATTCTTTGGAGGCTTTGCTTCTAATCTACCTTCGGACTCTAAGGAAAAAGTAGAGAAAAATATGTTCAGCGGTCCAAATTGGTTTACAGAGAATATGCGAGATATTTATTAATTTGTGTATAATAAGATAACAATTGAAATGCAATCCAATTACCTATAAAGGGCCACAATGAAAAAAGAAAATTCTATGATAACTTGGAACGATTCTGACGCTTCA